GCTCGGGGGAGACCCGGCCTCCGTGGAGCTACCCACCCACGGGGGCCGTCGCCTTGTCCGGGCTTTCGATCACATTGCGACTGCCCGCAAAGCGATCCTGGGTGCGCCACACGAGCGCGCGCGCGGGAACCGAGCCGCGCTGGGGGGTACTGACTGACGAGTACCCCTGGCAGCGAGGTCATCCGTGGGGATACGCCCACGGTTTGCGTCCGTCACCGTGACGGAACCAGTCGTGTCGATATCGACACAACTGAAGGCGCATCATCGAGGCATGAGCAAAACGTCACGCAGACCAAACCGAGCCAACCGAGACACCCGACACCTCACCCAAAGGTCCCGGCAGACCACACGCCTACTGGACGCGATCATGGCGTTCCCACCGGAAAACCGGGAAGCAGCCATCACCCAGGCAGTACACGACATGGCGGGAACAGAGAGCGAAGCCACCCGCGCAGAGCTAACAGCCCTACTCACCGAAGCCTGCGCCCACCACCAGGACAGTTGAAGTCAGACACGCGCTTCACCCCGGAGGCCCAGGCCGTCGGTGCGGTCGATCTTGCGGATGAGCCGCTTCAGTTCCTCCGGCCCGGACACGACGATCTCCACCCGCTGCGCCTGCATGCGGGACCGCACATCGGGGCGGACGCTGGCCTCCACGTCAGTGCCGCGCAGCGCCTCCCGAACGGAGTCCCGCAGCATCTCATCGAGCGTGGACAGCGGCGTGATCGCTTCCTTTTCGCCTCCTTCGCCGACCATGCCGAGCATCGGCTTGGACACCACACCACCATTGGCGAAACCGGCCATGCTGAAGATGTCCTGCGGCTTGAACGCCTTCGTGAGGGTCGACGCGCCGCGCTTGACGGCGCTTTGGTGGAACAGCTTCGCGATGGTGGAACCGAACTTCTCCACATCCTTCGACATGCCCTGGAAGGTGAAGTCCTCGAAGACCATCTTGCCGCGCTTGATGGCCTTCTCGATCTCGAACACGGCGTTCCAGAACCCGTCGGCGATGTCCCCATGGAACTTCTGGAAGTTCTTCGACATGCCCTGGAAGGAGACGTCCTCGAAGAGCAGCGACCCGCCCTTCTTGAACCGCCCGGACTCCACCAGCTCACGCAACTCGCTCACGGCCCGGTCCATGCCGGAGCGCTTCGGCGACATCGCCTCCGCCGCACCGCGGGCAATGGCCTCAGCCGCCCGCACCACATCCGCTTCAGACGCACGCAGCCCCGCAGCCAGACCCTCGCCGATACGAGCACCGGCCAGGCGCGGCTCCCCATGCCCCGACAGCGGGCCCTCCTTCACCGGAGAGCCTGGGAAGAACCCCTTGACCCTGCCCGCGATACTGCTCGCCGCGCTCGCGACCTTCCCCATCTGGGACAGCATGCCGCTGACGAGGCCGCCGATCAGCCTGGCGCCGGCGCCGGACAGCGATCCGATCCTCCCCAGGATCCTGCTCGCAATCCTGAACGGTATCGTCGCCACGAATACGAGGATCTTCGGCAGCGCCCTGATCAGCCCCGTCAGGAGCGCGCCGAGCAGCCGTAGCCCCGCTGCGGTGATCTTCGGCGCGTTCTTGATCAGAATTGCGGCGACCTTGAGCACGATGTCGATGGCGAAATCCATGATCTGCGGCTGCGCCTTCACCAGACCAGCAAGGAGCGCATTCAGGATCTTGATACCCGCGTCGATGATCACCGGCAAGAACTCGACCGCCGCCTCGACCAGCAGCGGGATCAGGGTACGGCCCAGCTCCAGCAGGTCCGGCAGCATCTCCACCAGACCCTCGATCAGCGCGACCAGAAGATCAGCACCGGTCTCCAGGATCTTCTGCCGCTGCTCCACCACAACCTCGATGAGCTGCGGGACCAGCCGCATCGCCACCTCGATCAGCAGCGGCAGCGCCTGCAAGATGCCGTCCACCAAGGCGGTCAGCAGCCGCAACCCGGCGTCGACGAGTAGCGGCAGTTGCTCGATCAGCGTCGTCAGGAGGGCCTCGACCAGCATGACGATGCCTTCGAGGACGATCGGCAGCACCTGAGCGATCGCGGTGACCAGGCCGGTCAGGAGCGTCACCGCTCCGGCGATCAGCAGGGGCAGCGACATGACCAGCGTGTCCACGATGGTGCGGACCAGGTTCTGGAGGCTCTCGACGATCCGCGGGAGTGCCTGCACCAGGCCGGTGACCAGGCCGGTGAACAACTGAAGGGCTGCCTCGACGACCAGCGGGATCGCCTGGAGCAGGAAGTCCACGACCTGGAGGAGCAGGGTGATCAGTTGCGCGACCAGCGGCGGCAGGATCCGCGGCAGCGCCTCGACCAGCGCCCCGAAGAGTTTCAGGGCCGCGTCGAGGAGCTGCTGGCGGATCGCCAAGACCGCGTCGATGATCTTCGGTGCGTTGGCGCCGATCCACGTGATCAGCGGCCCCAGCGCCTCCTTGATCACGGCCAGGAACTTCGGCCCCAGATCCGCGAGTTCCGTCTTGGCCTGACGCAGGGCCCCGGTCAGCCCTCCGGAAGAGAACGCGAACGCGACACGCGTGACCGCTTCGCTGAGATCGTCCGACAGGTCCTTGAGGCCCTTCATCCGCGACAGGGTGTCGCTGACCGCGTCGCCGAGGCCGTCCATGGCCTTGATGGCGCCGGATCCGGCGTCGCTGGTTTTGGTCATGGTCTCGCCGAACGGGGCAGCGGCCTGCGTGAGGCTGCGGTACATGTCCACGCCGCGCTGCACGGCACGCCACAGCTCGGCGAAGACACCGCGCAGGGTGGCCGCGGCGTCCTTCACGAGACCGAAGCCCTCGGTGACTTTCTGGCGGAACTCGTCCGACTGCTTCCAGGCAAGAACGGCTGCGGCGGCGAAGGAGCCGAGCCACACCACTACGGCCGCCAAGGCACCCAGGAGTACCGTGCCGATCACAGCGGCGGCCAGGGTCATCTGGGAGATCAGGAAGCCGACAACGACCAGCACGGGGCCTACAGCGGCGGCGAGCGCAGCGAACGCGATGACAGCCCGGGTGATCCAAATGTTGGCTTTGGCAAGCTCGGAGATCTTGTTGAGGATCTTCGCCAACAGGTCGACGAGGACTTTCAGCGCGTTACTGAGCCCAGCATCCCGCATGACAGTGAGCTGGAATTCTTCCCACGCCGACTGCAAGCGTTTGAACGCGCCTTGGAGGTTGTCCTCCATGGTGGCAGCCATTTTGGCGCCAGCGCCTTCGGTGTCTTCCATAGCCGACTGGACAGATCTCAGCTTGTCGTCAGTGAGACCAAGAACCGACGCAAATTTCGGCCCATGGTTGAGGCCGAACGCTTCGATGATGTCGTTGTACTCAACGCCGGCCTCCTTCGCGTCCAGCGTGATGTCGGACAGGCGGCGCATGCTGCCGTCCGCATCCCGCAGCTCCACCCCGTACTTCTTGAAGAGGTCGGCGCCCTTCGATCCCTCGGTATTCAGCGCGCCCAGGATCTTGTTCAGGCCCGTGCCGGCCGCAGTGCCGCGGAAACCAGCCTCAGCCATGAGGGCTACGGCTTCGGTGGCCTCGTTCACGTTCAGCCCGGCAGCCTTGGCCGCCGCTGCGGAGCGCGCGAAGGCGAAGCCCATCTGGTCGACGTTCGTCGCCGAGCTGGTGGCGCCCTTGGCCAGCGCGTCCGTGACCTGGCCGAGGTCTTTCGCCTCCAAACCCATCGTATTCATGATCGTGGAAGCGATGTCGGCGGCCTTCGCCATCTCCAACTGACCAGCCGTCGCCAGTTGCAGGACAGGCGCGAGGCCCTGGACCGACTCTGCCGCGGAAAAGCCCGTCTTCCCCAGCTCCGCGAGCGCGTCAGCCGCCTCCGTTGCCGTAAAGCTGGTTCCCTTCGCCGCGTCCCGAGCCGCCTTCTCCAGCATGCCCAGCTCTTTGGCCGTGGCGCCGGTGACCGCCTCCACCACGGACATGGACTTGTCGAAGTCCGCGGCGGTCTGGATGGCTGAAGCGGCAGCAGCGCCGAGCGGCTTGGTGAGCCCGTCGGTAAGACTCCTGCCGAGGCTGCCCACCCGGTCGCCGGCGCGGGCGATCCGCGAGAACTGCCGTTCAGCATTGGATGCGGCGCGCCCCACATCTCGGTCATCTATGCCGATACGGACCAGGAGTTCCTCAAGCGTCGCCACAGGTCAGCCCTCCTTCTTACGCGCCGGCCGGGGGCGCGAGCGGGGCCGGGGAGCGGAAGCGCCACGGTTCTGTCTCCCTCCGCTCGGTGTCTGCTTCTCGTGTGCTGCGCGTTGCTTCTCTCGGCGTTGCTGCGCTGCCTGCTTCCTGCGCTGGGCGGCTTTCTCCTGCCGCTTGAATTGCGCCGTGATGTTCTGGGCTGCCGCGAGGATGTCTTGGGGTGTCTGGGTCTGCTTTTTCTGCCCCCACATCACCTTGTGGTCTTCGAGCTTGGTGCTCTTGCCCTTCTTCAGGTGCGGGGCGATGACGTCCATGCCGAGCCGGGCGAAAAGGATGTCGAGGCGTTCCGGTCCTGGTGGCCCGTAGAGTTTTCCGTAGGCCACCATGCGGATCATGTCCTCCTCGGAGAACCGCTCCATCACCTCGTCCGGCGGCATCCGGAAATCTACGGCCAGGTCGTAAAGGAGCTTCAGCTCTGGCCGTCGTCGAAATCCTCCTCAGCTTCCTCGACCTTCTGCCCGAACTCCTTTTCACGGTCGGAGAGTTTCTGGCACAGCACATACAGGCCGTTGATGACTCCGGCGCTCTTCCCTGCGAGGAGCTTGATGTCTGCCGGGGTATCGGTGAAGATCCGCAGATCCGTCTCCGGGTCGAACAGGGCGTGGACCAGCAGTGCGGCGCGCTGGTTTTCCGGCTTCAGCTCCAGCGTGTCGGAGCCCTGCTTCATCTGGATCCGGTGGAGCTTCCGCTCGTACCCTTCCCACACCCCGGCCTTGACGGCTTTGACGCGGATCTTGATGTCTCCCCATTCGGGGATTTCCACGTCCTCCCACTTGAGGTCCTGCGCCTCGCGGATGAGGTTCTTGAGGGATGACATCAGCTCTCCTCACCCGCCACGAAGTCCGGGATACCGGAGAGCTTCCACGTGAGGGACGCGGCGAGCTTGTCGTCATGCGGGGCATCCGGTTCGAACCCGATGAGGCCCGCCTTGAATGCCCATACGGTCTCGGCCGGGTCGGGCCACACGATGCGGTAGTTGCGGGGCTCCGAGGTGGAGAAGTCGCCCTGCAATACGCCGTCGTGCTCGGTCGGGTCGTAGTTGACATCAGCGGACAGTTCGCCGGTCCGCTTGATGCCGAACACGAACTCCTCCCACTGCTCCGGAGAGTCGTGCGAGGTGACGTCGATCTGCTCGCGCGTGACGCCGGGGCCGCCGAGGGAGGCGATGTTGGCGATGGCGACGAAGTCTTCGGCGTCGATGGTCTCCTCGCGTTCGAGGATCACACCGAATGCGTCAAGTCCGGGCATTATGCACCTACTTCCGTGGTTTGCTCTGTCGTGATCCGGTACGAGACCGGGACGTGGCGCAGCTCCGGGCGCGGGTCGCGCAGAGTGCGGGTCATCTCATGCCGGATGGCCACCACCCGGTGGCCGTCCACCTCCAGCGCGTCGCGCCGGTGGTCGAGGAGCCGGGTGAGCTCGTCGGCGATCTCCAGGGCTTCGGTGAAGCCCTCTGCCTGGGTCCAGATGTGCAGCGTGTGCAGGGTCTCGGAGCCGTAGCCGCCGTGGTCGTTGTCCGGGGTCTCGGTGGCCTCGCCGAGCACCACGTAGGGCTTCGGGGTGTCCTCGGTGACGAAGTCCACGACGGGCACCGACAGTTCGGCGTCCAGCAGGTCGAAGATCGCCCGCTGAAGGGGCAGCAGCGGCGACACCGCGATCGGCGTGCTCATCACAGCTCCGCCCGGATCGCGTTACCGATCGTCTTGCCGACCTTGCTGCGCTCCATCTCGACCGCCGGGCGCACATATGGCTGCGCCGCCATGTTGCTGGTGCCGAACTCCACGAACTCCGCGTAGGGAATCTCCGCTCCGGGGCCGACATCGAACACCAGGCCCTTGACGCGCTCCTGGACACGGATCGAG